GCGCGGCGAGTCGCTGCACATGTGGCAGGCCCTGTTCCCCGGCGGGGTCGTCGCCGGGGTGGACCGCAGCGAAGAGTCGGTGTGGCCGCAGGAGAGTGTGCAGATCATCGCCAGCCAGGAAGACGATGACCTGCCCGGCAAGCTCGCGGCGATCTGCCCCGCGTGGGATCTGATCGTGGACGACGCCTCCCACCTGGGGAAGCTGACCCGTATCACCTGGGAACTGCTGTGGCCGCTGGTGAGGCCCGGCGGCTGGTACGTGATCGAGGACTGGTTCGTCGGCTACGGGAACCACCCGCTGCACGCCGGGGATCATTCGATGATGCGCACCGCCGAATCGTTCCTGGCCCTGTTCACCGAGCCTGGCGGTGAGGTGGAGTCGGTGGAGTACCGCTACGGGCTGATCATTGTGCGGAAGGCACCCGCCAGTAGCCGTAGTCAGCCTGCCAGATAGGCGTGGTGATGCCGTGCTTCGCCCGGTATTCGGTCACCGCCTCGCGGCAGGATTTGAACCACCAGTCGTCAATGATGACGAACCCGCCAGGTGACACCTTCGGGTACAGGGCTTCCAGCGCGGTCATGGTCGAAGAGTACAGGTCACCGTCGAGCCGCAGCAGCGCTAGCTTCTCGATAGGCGCGGTGGCCAGCGTCTCATCGAACCAGCCGGGCAGGAACTGGACCTGCTCATCGAGCAGCCCGTAGCCCGCGAAATTCGCCTTCACCTCATCGAGCGGCACGGCCAGCTCGGGCATGTCGAACCAGCCGTCCTCGCCCCCGTGCTCCCGGGCAGGCATACCCGCGAACGAGTCAGCCACCCATACGGTGCGATCGGTGACTTCATGCGCCTTGAGCAGGGCGCGCATGAAGATGCAGGCCCCGCCGCGCCATGCCCCGGTCTCGATCAGGTCACCGGGCACGTCGTCGGCGAGGATCTTCTCCACGCACTCCTGGATGTTGCCCAGCCGTTCCAGCCCGATCATCGTCGGGGCGTGCGCTGGCCAGTCCGCGCCACGGGCACGGTCAGCCGGGCTGAACTCGCTGCGGTGGCCGTTGCCGGGTACCGGGATGCACGGGTCTTCGCCGCTGATCCCAGTGAGGGACAGCTTCAGCTGTTCCAGGTCCATCTAGGTGAGCGTGTACTGGAGAATCCCGGAACCCGACCAGACGACCGTGAACGTGCCGGCGGTCACGGACTGTGACCCGCCGAAGTAGTTCCAGCAGTAGAGGTACTTCAGTGTCAGCGTGGCGTCGTAGACCGCACAGCCGAACACACCCGTCAGGGTCGCCGCGTTACCCGAAGCGGTGTTCGCCGCGCTGATCTGCGCGGTGCCCGCGCCGAACGTGTGCGTCTTCGATCCGAGCGCGACACCGCCGGCGGCCCACTGGCCGGCGGAGGTGAGTTCGTTGCCCGTCCAGGTGCCACCGTTGAAGGTGTTGTTGACCAGTGTGGCGTTCTTGTCCGGCGTGACCGAGTTGTTATATAGCGCAACGTCGATCGTGTCGGCCGCATAGGAGGTGCCGGCGTTGGTGGCGTAGAAGGTGCCGTTCAGGAGCTGGTCCAGCCCGGCAGCGGAAATGTTGGACGTTGACCAGGCCATGGGTCACTCTCTCTGCTCGGTTGCGGACGCAGTACCAGGGAAGACGGCGCAGTCGTTGCTGCCGTCCCACCGTTCGGTTATCACGCTCATGACGGGACGGCCATCAGCGTCAGCCCGCAGGCCCTGCTCTGGACCCACGTAATCCTCGCGGTCGAGGGCGCGCACGTTGCAGCGGGTGCCCTCCTCCACGTAGGGCGCGAGGATGCCCCGCAGCCCGGGGCAGTTGTGGTACGGGATATGCGGCTGCGGCTCGGTGGTCAGGTGGGTCGCCGGGCAGTTCGGGCATTCCCACCGGGTCTCAGCGCGCAGCAGCGGGATCATGGCCGTTCACCCCCGCCAGTTTCGAGGCGGTCAGGTCACGCAGCAGGCTCAGCCCCTCGGCAGTGACCCGGCGCACCGTCTTCTCGTCAGGTTCAGGCATGCCGATCGGCATGGTGTGGCACAGGCGCGGCTCACCGATGATGGGGTTACGGGCGGTGATCGCCAGGTACCAGCCGGGGGCAATGACGTTCTGGGCACCCGGAACCGGGCACGGCACCCAGGTGACCGCGACACGGTACTCAGTGCCGAAAGCCTGCTGGGCTATCTCATCGAGCGCCCAGGCTCTCACCAGCTCATCAATGCAGGCCGCAGTCACCAGTCGTGCTCCCACTCGGCGGTGCGGCCCGTTACGGGACAGCTTAGCGCGTCATCACTTCGGCTTGTTAGTGCTGCCTGGAGGCCGGCCGGGGCCGCGCTTCACCGGCTCCGCCTCACCTTCCGCGAGGGCTGGCTCCGCCCGCACCTCTACGGCAGGGTCAGGCGGTGGCGCGGCGGTCTCCACCTTGCGCTCCTCCGCCACTGGCACCGCGAGGCCCCCAGCACACAGATCCCGGCCTTCATCGTCGGGGACTTCGATCACAGCCCCGTAGTCTGGCCAGTCCCGGCCGTCGTAGCGGGGGCCGCTCATCTGCTGGATCATTTTTACTTTCACGTCAGAACTCCCTCATAGGCAGCGGCCCAGCGATGCCAGTTGCCCTCAATCGTATGCTGGGCAGCCAGCTCACGTCCGGCAGCGCCCATCTTCTCACGCAGGTCAGCGTCGGCCACCAGCTCGCGGATACGGTCCCGCCATTCGCTCTTGCTGCGGACCAGGAACCCGGTCACCCCGTCGATGACGAACCCTGGGTAGGGGCCGAAGTCTGAGGCGACGACAGGGATGCCCATCGCCGCGTATTCGAGGGCTTTCAGGTGGCTCTTGGATTCGTTGAACCTGGTGGATGCGAGCGGCGCGAGGCCGATGTCGAAATCCAGGTACTGGTCCAGGTGCTGGGAGAAGACGGCGGGGTCCTCCACCCACCGGGTGTGCCGGGCGTGGTTGTGACCGAGGGTGGGCCGGTAGTCCACTCCCACGATGTGCAGCCGCAGGCTGGGGTCGCGGTCGAGAACCTGGCGCACGGTGGTGGCGATCATGGCCATGTCCATGGCGTGGCTCGCGCCGCCGGTCCAGCCGATCGTCACTTCCTTACGCCGGGGACGTTCCAGTGTGAGGAGGTGCTGCGGGATGTAGTTCCCGATCACCTTCACGTTGGGATGGCTGGTATGGTCCCGGACTGCCTCGGCCAGCGGCTCGGTAGTGACGGTCACCAGGTCGGAGGTGATGATTGAATTCTCAACCGCGTCGAGCACCGCGAGCCGCGAGTACGTGCTGTAGGCGCTGAAGTTGGTCACGTCGATGTTCCACACGTCGTCGTCTATCTCATAGGCGAGCCGGTGGCCCTGCCGCAGCCGCCGCCAGGCCCCGAGCACCTGCGGGCGGTCCAGCCGCTCAGCGGTGATCAGCTTGTAGTCCGCCACCTCGGGGGGAGGGGTGAACGCCTGGTAGCGCACCTTCCATCCGTGGGCGGCCAGCTGATCGAGAGGCAGCTTGACCCGGAAGAATCCGCAGCCTGTGGGCAGGGGGTTGCCTTCAGCCTGGGCATCATGGATGCCCCACACCGATGAGGTGAAGGCGGAAGGCGGGACCATGGGCCTGTCTGCTGGCAAACCACTTACCCCGGGGTGCAACCGGGCACCTTCCCTTACCGGCCCATCGGCCTTCACGGCATCAGCGGTAGGCACTTGGCCACACATCCACCGTCACCCACGGCACGAACTCGGATTTGACGCCCCGCTCCACCCACCGGTCCACCAGCCTCCAGTCCTCCATCGCGTCGGGCGGCCCCCAGGTGGAGATCTCCAGCAGTTCCCGCCGGTGCATGATCATGGGTGTGCCGATGGCGCACGGGCCGAGGTCACCTGAGCCGATGATAGCCAGGGCCGCCCCGTCTATGACGCCGCCGTGGCTGGCCATCTGGGTGTAGGCGAAGCCCACTTCGGGGTGGCGTTCCAGTGCCCGCACCAGCTGGGAGCAGTGGTCTGGCCGGTAGGAATCATCGTCATCGAGGTAGGCGATCAGTCCCCCGTTGGCCAGTTCCAGGCCGCGCAGCCGGGCACGTGTCCCCCACCGTGGGTCTGGATTGGGGGGCATCTGCTCGAAGATCAGCGAATAGCCTGCCGTCATCTCCATCTGGCCGATCAGTTCCGCCAGTTCCGGGTCGGGGCCGTCGCAGACGATCACATGCTCGATGGGTGAATACTCCTGCGCTTTCACCGAGGCGATGCAGCGGTCAAACAGCCACTCGTGCCTCTGCCAGGTCGGGCTGATGACCGAGACCAGCGGGTTCATAACTCTCCCAGGGCACGGCGTATGCCCTCATCGAGGGTGACGCGCGGCTGGTAAAGCTTGCGCATCCGGGCCGGGTCACAGACCCGGTAGTTAACCCCAGCCGGCGCGGTCTTCTTCAGTTTAAATCGTGGCGTGTAACCGGCCGCCCTGGTGAACAGGTGCGCCAGGGTCAGCATCGTCACCGGCTCGCCCCAGCCGATATTGACAGGCTCCTCGATGCCCGCTTCCGCCACAGCCAGGGTGGCACCCACCACGTCATCCACATGAACGAAGTCGCGGGCCTGCTGCCCGTCGCCCCAGATGGTGAACGGGTCTTCATGGCGGCGGGCACGGTCAGCGAACGCGCCGAACGGGTAGTCGGTGTCCTGGTGCTCGCCGTAGCCCGAGAATGGGCGCACCACCGTCACCGGCAGTCCCTCGTGCCGGGCGAGCCGGGCCAGCCGCTCACCTGTCAGCTTCACCCAGCCGTAAAGCTCATCCGGGAGGCGCGGCGCATCCAGGTCGATCATGTCCTCACTGAGCCGCACCGCCTGGCCATTGCGCTGGAAGTGCTCCGGGTAAGCGGCGGAAGAGGATAGGTAGATCACCCGGCCGGGGCGGGTGCGCAGCGCCCACCGGAACAGGCCCGCGTCGAGTTCGAGGTTGACCGCCTGGTCGAGCGGCGCGTTTTCGATCGTGTGGCGGCCACCGACGACCGCAGCGCAATGCACCACCAGGTCGTAACGGCGGACGGCATGCCGGAACAGGTCCCGGGCGTCACGCTGATTGGTGGCGGCGATGTCGCAGCCGTCCACCTCCCAGCCATCAGCTTCCAGCCGGGTCTTGAAATGCCAGCCGACGAAGCCGCAATGGCCTGTCACCAGCGCCTTCACGGCTTGACCGCCACGAACATGCCATGGTCGGGGAAGGCGCCGCCCGACCCCTGGACTGTCGTGAAACGTGCCGTGTTGTGCCAGTCAGGCCCTCGAACTTCGGACACGCGCGTGAACCCGGCCTCGTGGAGGCTGAGCAGCAGGTCGTCTTTGCACAGCCAGAACGATTTGGTGTTGCCGAAGCTCGCCCACCGGTCGTCCTCTTCGTGGCACCAGTGCCCGGTGCGGCCTTCATGCTGTGACTGGAAGGGCTCACACCAAGTTCCAGTGGGGTTGTGGACACTTTCCGGGTGCCCGTTTTCCATCGAGAAGTGCGTGTGCAGGATCAGCATGCGCTGGGTGACCTGGCCCAGCAGGTTCAGGAACGCGACTGGTGCATCGAGGTGATAGAGCAGGCCAGAGCAGAACACGGCGTCGAACGACACGCCTGGCAGCACCTCACGGACATCACCGTGGATGAAGTGCAGGTTCTCCAGCCCGAGGATGTCTTTCAGCCACACCGCATTGCCATAGTTTTCCTGCCTGGCCTCGATGCCGGTCGCGTCATACCCGGCGCGGGCGAACTCGGCGGTAAACCCGCCTTCCAGGCAGCCCAGGTCCGCGACCCTGATATCAGAACGCGGCCCGTAGCCGAACTCCAGCCCCAGGGCGCTCAGCGCGACCCGGCATATGCCGGACTCCGCTACCAGCAGCTGGCCCGGGAGGGTCTGCGTCCCGCCTGGCAGGGCGACATTGTGTGAGCTGAAGTTCACCGGCACCCCCACAGCTGGAACTGGGCGAGCGGGTGCAGCACATCCCGCTGTATTACCGGCACCCAGCCGGCGGCTTCCAGCATTTCTCTCACCCCGTCGTGGTCCCAGCCCCAGTAATGCTGCGGGTTGATGGGCGTGAACTCGGCGAGCGGGGTGGAGAACACCAGCGAGTCGGCTTTCTCCCGGATCTTCACCATCATCGCGTCGGGGTCATCCAGGTGCTCAGCTGTCTCCGAGCAGATGAACATGCCGACGTGCCCGATCATGTCAATAGTGTCCTCGATCATGCCGGTGATCTCATAGCCGGCCGCGAAATCACCGAGGATCAGCTTGTCCGGGGCGAGCGCCCGCCCGATCGCCGCATCGCCGCACGCCAGATCGGCGACGACGCTGGGGACGCCCATGTCGAGGGCCAGCTGGATCGTGTCCGCCACTCTGGCGATGTGATCGGGCCAGCGCGTGTGGTCGTGGGGCCGGGGGCAGAACGCCATCAGCTGGTCCTGGCTCCAGGCGGGCCGCAGCCGCACCCGCGTCACCGGGGCGGCCGGTGCGCGTGGATGGCCTGGAACCGCTGCGGGCGCGTGACGCCACCGTGCCAGTTGACCCCGCCGTCGCATTCACGGTGTTCCAGCACCCGCCAGCCGCAGCGGGTCACCAGATCGGCGTAGCCGCGCATGTCCCACGCCCATGCGTGATGCTCGTAATGCCATTCACCGGTTTCCGCCGAGGGGGATGACAGGATCAGCGCCTTGCAGTCAGGCAGGCCCCGCAGGAACGCCTCGGGCTGCGCCAGGTGCTCCACCACTTCGGAGGCGATCAGCATGTCCCCGTATTCCAGGCCGCTGAAAATGTCGCCCCGGCGCACGTCAAGCCCCAGTTCGGCGGCCCGTTCCAGGTTGGCCTCACCCAGGTCGTAACCCCACGCCTTCACTGGCAGGCCGCGCAGGAGGTGCAGGAGGCTGCCGTCGCCGCAGCCAAGGTCAGTCAGGGAGGTGATGTCCGGCCGCTGGGTGAGTATGTAACTGACCATCCCGCCGACCATCGCCTGCCGCTGGGCGTGGCCAGCCTGATTCTCTGGCGGCACCCACGGGTGGGCGGCGAAGAATTCCGGCGAAGAGAAGTGCGGGGCATCCCCCTCGAACAGTTTCCACTCACTCACTCGCGCCACCTTGATGTCCGCACCAGGGCCAGGTCGCCCGGCCACTGGGTAGTCATGAACCGCTGGTAGGCGGCAGAGTCGGTGTTGAACTGCTCCATCGAGTTGGCCCGCACATATCCCTCGTCCCAGCTGGCCTTACCCGCCACCGGGTGCATGTGCTCAATGATCACATCCTCCAGGTAGGTGAGGGAGCCCAGCTCGCGCCCGAGGGTCAGCCAGAAGTCATCGAAGTACAGGTGCATCAGCCCTGGTGGCACGAAATATCCCAGCGCCTGCACGATCCCCGCCGACATGGCCACGGCGGTCGGCAGATTGCGCCCCTGGAACAGGTCGTTGCCGTAGGCGACGCCGGGCAGCGCGTCCACCAGCGCCTTGTCCCAGCCGGGAGTGCGGGGCCGGTGATCATCACCCAGGAACCCGACCGCGCCGCCGTGCTGGGCGATCGGGGGCATGACCGAGTTGAGGATCGGCCCGAGACGGCGGGGCTCGCAGATGATGTGCAGATCTACGTCGAGATACAGGTAGGCGTCCAGCTCGGGGTCGTCATCATCCACCACGACCATCAGGTGCGCCTGGGCACCGGTCTGCTTCCAGGCTTCCGTCAGTTCCACGATGTTGCCGGGCCGGCCACGGGACGGGCAGACCATGACCAGCTCGGTGGCTTCCACCGGGCCAGACTACCGTGTGGGTGGCCTGCGCTACTATCGCGTCTGTGCGGCACACCCTCAAGCATTTCTGTGTTCTGAACGAAGGGCATGCGGGGGGACACCAGTGCTGGTGCAGCGGGCCGGTGAAATCCTGCCCGTCCACTCGCGGCGAATGCGAGGAGCCGATGCCATGCGGGTGAAGCGATGAAACTGTGCGTGGGTGCGGCGTCGCGGCGCGTGGTGGAAGAGGCAGCGAGGCTGCAGGTCGAGCAGATCGTCGCCTCGCGGCGGCAGGTCGGCGAATTCACACCCGGCTACACGGGCTACACCAGCAAGACACTGGTGGAGGCGGTGAAGAAACTGTCCGGCGGCGTGACTGACGTGGTCCGCGACCACGGTGGCCCTTACCAGAACGGCGATCCCGATGACAACTGGCTACTTGCTCTCGATGCTGACGTTGACGCGGGGTTCGACGTGCTGCATCTGGACGTGTGCCACCTGGACAAGGGAATGCAGTGCATCGAGCTGAAGCGGCTGTGCGAACGGTACGGCGACAGGATCGGCATCGAGGTAGGGGGGGAACGCGACAGTCAGAGGTGGCTGGATGAGCTGCTGGGACACGCCCTGGACATATGCCAGCCATCGGCGGCGGTCGCCGCGCTCGGTGGCCACATCTGGGCCGACCGGCAATACGGGCACCTGATCGACGCAGCCGAGGCGACGCTGATCGCGCTCACCTATGGCAAGACGGCGGTGAAGGCTCACAACCTGGACTGGCTGGGCGGGCGGCAGAACTATGACCTGGCCGGGTTCTACAACGTGGCGCCCGAGTTCGCCAACGTCGAGATCGACGCCTGGCTGCATCTGCTGCCAGCGGAGGAAGGGGAGAAGATTCTCGACATCGGCTACTACTCCGGTGACTACCGGCGGTGGTTCGACGGTGAGGGCACCAGGCTGGTGCTGTCGCGGGCCGGGCTGCGCTACCACCTGGAGTCGCCTGCCGTGACGCGGGTGCTGGCGAAGCACAGCGACAACTACGTGCGGGAGGCGATCAGCGATGCCATCGCCCACGGCTAACCTGCTCGACGCGCTGATGGAGAATTACCACACCGAAGAGCGCCCCTGGGGGTTCATGCACTGGCTGGACGCGCCCAGTCACGACCTCACGGTCAAATACATGTTCGTGGCGAGAGGCTCCCGGACCTCGCTGCAGCAGCATCAGCGCAAGGACGAGCTGCTGATCGTGCTGTTCGGCAGCGGCTATATCGAGGTGGGTGCCGAACGTCACATCGGCATGGCGCGGATCAGGCCAGGCGTGCCGCACCGGGTCACCGGGGAGCTGTCCTACCTCGAAGTGTCCACCTACGACGATGACACCGACACGACCCGCCTCGAAGACGATTACGGCCGGGCATGACCGCGTTCGTCATCCTCGCCGCCGGTCCTGGCACCAGGATGGGCCGGGCTGGTGACGCACTGCACAAGGCGCTGGTGCCGCTCGACGGCCGGGCTGTCATCTCCCACCAGATAGACCTGGCCCCGCCTGGCGCGAGGATCATCGTCTGCACCGGCTACCGCGCTGAGCAGGTGCGGGACTACCTGGACCTGGCCCACCCTGACCACAAGATCACCTTCGTCCCCGTGCCCGGCTGGGATAAGCCGCGCGGCGGCCCCGGCACCTCGCTGCTCGCCGCCCGCAGTGAAGTGGGCGGCGATGACCTGATCTTCGCCTCGTGCGACACGCTGTGGGCAGCCGATGAAGCGCTGTGGCACGGCGGGGAATCCTGGGCAGGGGTCGCGCCCATCCCGGCGGGCACCGCACCCGAACGCTGGTGCCGGATCAGCTCTTCCCCGAACACCCATGCGGCGTATGCGATCTACGACAAGGTGCCCGGTCCAGCGGCGGGTGATGCCTACACCGGGCTGGCGATGATCACCCGCCGTGACCTGCCGTCTTTCTGGGGTGGTATCACCACCTCGGGCCTGCTCGCCGGGGAGCGGCAGGTGACCGGTGGGCTTGACCAGCTGGTCAGGTTCGCCTCGCTGTCTGTACGGCGGATCAGCTGGACCGACATTGGCGACGAGACGGCCTACGCCAGGGCGGTCGCGGCCCGTTCTGGTTACGACTGGGTCAAGCCGGGTGAGGTGACCTATGTGCTGCCTGAGCGGGGGCGTGTGGTCAAGTTCCGCGAAGATCAGGATTCACTGGCCAGGCGTGTCCGGCGGCAGGGTGACATCGCCGCCGCCGTGCCGAAGCTGACCGGTACCCGGCCGCACATGTTCGCCTACGAGTATGTGGCGGGCGTCCCCGCCTATGAGGCCGCCGAGGGTGACTCTGATCTGGTGCCCCGGCTGCTGGACTGGGCGCAGCGTGACCTGTGGCGTCCGGTACGGGTACTGAACCCGGCGCCGGACTGTGACCGGTTCTACCGGGGGAAGACGCTCGCCCGGGTGGCGATGCTGCGGCCGGGGCTGCGTGAGGTGGCGCAGCATGCTGTGGCCCGCGTGAAGTGGGGCGAGCTGGAACGCGGCTGCCGGCCGGTCACGTTCCACGGCGACTTCAACCTCGGCAATGTGATCGTGTCCCCCGATGGCGCGTTCACCGGCATCGACTGGCGGGAAGATTTCGCTGGCAAGACGCGCTGGGGTGACCGGCGCTACGACCTGGCGAAACTGGTGGCCGGGATGATCGTCCACTGGGGGCGGGCCAGGCGGGGCGATTTCAGGCCCTGGCGGGTACGCCCACAGCATATGGCCGCGCTGGGAGAATGGCTCGGCGGTGAGATCCCGCATGACGTGATGGTGATCGCCGCCCTGTCCCTGCTGAACTGCGCCCCGCTGCACGCCGAACCGCTCGATGAGGTGTGCGTGGCACGCGGTGCCGCCCTGCTGGAGGAGCTGCTATGAGACGCTTCCACTGCTACCGCCCCAATCCGCCGCCTGAATATTACGAACAGGGCACGGCTGCCCCCCCGGATGAAGTTCAGTTTGAGGGTGTCGTTTTCAGCGATGGGACCGTCTGCGTCCGCTGGCGCACCGAATTCCGCTCGCACTCGATCTGGTCAAGCTGGGATGACCTGGAGAAAGTCCACGGCCACCCCGAATACGGCACCGTGATCGAGTGGCTGGACCCGTGACACCTGACGAGATATCCCTGTGGATCGTGAGCTTCCGGCGGCTGGGCACGCTGCGCGCCACGATCAGCGGCTGGCTGGACTCGTTTCCGTTTGAGACGGTGAACGTCATCGTCAACGACCCCACCGTGGACTACAGCGGGATCGGGCTCGACTACCCGCAGGTGAAGTGGTGGCCGAACATGTTCCGGGAGTCATGGGAAACCGGCAGCATCGCCTGGTGCTGGAACCAGTGCATGCGGCACACATTCGAGACCCGCAACTGGTGCCTGATGTCACAAGACGACGTGGTGGTACTGCCCGGCTGGCACGAACTGATCACCGATGCCTACGACACCTACATCGCCCCGCACGGCGACACGGTCCAGTTGCAGTCACTCGCCGGGTTCAATGCCACCGGCTGGTTCGATGAGCGGTTCCGCGCCATCGGCGGCCCCGAAGCCGACTACGAGCTGCGTGCCCTGCAGACCTGCCCGGACCGGCTGTCAGTCCACGACGAGCACGTCTGGCAGATGCGTCACAACGACATTGGGCTGGACCGGTTCTGGCGTGGCGCACCGAAGATCGGCGAGGTGCTGGAAACCCGGCAGAACTTCAACGGGCCATACCACGACGCCGAATGCTTCGCCCGCTGGGTACAGAAGTGGGGCATCGGCGTCGATGAGCTGTTCACCAGGCAGCTCTACGACACGCAGCGCCAGCCTGGCTGGGAAGAGATCGACTGGTACCCGGCGTTCACCCGCCGGCTAACCGAACTGGGCAGGCGCTAAACCTGACGCCACGGCGCGGAGTCCACGAAGTCGCCGGTCACCCGGCCACCCTGCAGGCTCGCCGGGCCACTGTTGTCTTCGAGTGCCACCCAGGGACCGACCGGGCCGTCAGCGGTGGCGTCATACGGCTGGCCGTCCACAGACGGCGTCGAGGTGATGGGCGACGAGACGGGCTGGGGCATGGCTAAACTTCCTTCCACGTTCCGCCGATGCTGATCGTTTCAAAGGTGCCGTTGCCACGGTTCCCGTGAGTGAACCGGACATGCTCCTGCTGGCCCGGGTGCACGACAGGGAGCGGGGTGCTGTTGGAGAACTCGGGGAGCGGCAGGTGGTCCATCTTGTCCGCAACCGGGAGGACGGACTGGCTGCCCGGCGCCGACATGGACCACTTACGGTCGTCGGCGGTGGTGTTCCCCGCGCCCATTGATGACGGGGCCAGGTTCGACATGAACCTGCCGGTGAGATCTTCCATCACGTCTCCACGAAATTCTGCGGACCCGGCTTCTCTATCTCCCCCGTGGTGGCGTGGAGGGTGGACGGGTCCAGGGCTTCCAGCGCGGCGAGCCGCCGCTCATGGGTGTCCATCCGGTCCAGCGCATCGGTGTGCTGCTGGCTGTGCGCCTCACGGAACGAGCCATCCCGCCCGCGCCCGCCGTAGCCAGCCTGAGCATTGGCTACGGCGCGTGCGAACTGGGACGCCATGTCAGGTACCAGGCCCCGACCACGACGGGTGCTGGCTGGTGTGCCCGGTGCCGTTCAGCCGCCCGCCGTACATCACATTGCCCGCACCGGTCTGGAACTGGCCGCTGCCCGGGGTGGGCGTGTTGCCAGCTACGCCCGGCATCTGGTACTCCGCTGGGGCCGCATACCCGTAGTCGTTCGCCTGGGTCCAGTCGGCCGGGCCACTGACCTGGTCGTGCGCGGTCTCGGTGACGTAGCCCTGCTCCATGCCCTGCGGCTCATACATCGACTTGTAGAAAGTCGTCTTGGAGAACACGATCGTGTCAGCCGCGCCACCGATCGCCGGCTCACCAGTGCCCGCCTCGTTCGGGACACCCTGCGTACCTGGGGCACCCGTACCACCAAGCGCGACACCCGTGAAGGACTCCCGCGATGGGTACTGCCCCGGCTCGTTCGTCGCACCTACGTCGATCTCGCTGGAGGTGGGCGAGCCGCCAGGAGCGCCTGAGCCGAAGTTCTGCTCGGGCAGGCCGAAGTCGCTCCACTCCGTGGTCGGGTACTGGCCCGGCTCCTCGGTGCTGTTGCTGCCGTAAGTTGCCATCCCTCAGCCTCCTGCTGTGGTGATGAACCCCGCCCGCCAGGCCCTTGGAAGAGCGGGCGGGGCTCACGTACTTAGGTAGCCGGCCCCTGGTATGTCTTGATCGCGCCGGTCTGGTCAACCAGCGTGCCGTCGCCACGGATGATCGCCCGGAAGGCAACCAGGTCGGTGCCGAACAGGAAGTCGTCCGACCGCTCGAACCGGACCGGGCCGACGATGCGGACGAAGAACTGGCTGAAGTCGCCGAACGCGATCGACTTGGCGCCAGTGGCCACCGCCGGCATGAACGGGTCCGCCACCAGTGGCTTGCCGAGCAGCAGGTCAGGCGACCCGAGAACCATGCTGGGCTCCCAGATGGGCCGCGACTGGCCGTCGAGCAGCAGCCGGAACCCGCCGATCGCCGCGTCCCTCGCCAGCCAGTAGCAGGACTTCGACTGACGGTAGGGGGCGATGACCGAGTATTCGAGGTTGACCAGGTCGCTGTACTGGGCCGCGCCGCTCTTGCCGGTCGTGGTGCCGGTGACACCCACCGTGGAGGTGGCCATCAGGCCGTTCGGCATCGTGGTGCCGGTGCCGGTCACCAGGTCGGAACCAAACTTGTTGCCCAGCGCCCGGCCGGACTGCATGGCCAGGTAGCCGACGAGGTCCACACCGGAGTCGTCCAGCAGTTCACGGGCGACCTGGAGCAGGATGCCGTACTTGAAGGCACCGAGGGTGATCAGGCCGAACGTGGGGTCGGACGCCGCCAGCGCTGCCGTCTGGGCGGCTGCGGCGCTCACCGAGGAGTGCGCGGTCGTCTTCGGGATCTGCAGGTTCTCGCCGCCGGCAGTGTTTAGCACGGTGGGGCCGCATTGCAGAATTCCCGAGACTTCTATCAAGTGCGCGATCAGCTGGTCATAGAAGTCGGTCGGGACCAGGTTGCCACCGGAGGTGACAGACGTGGACACCAGAGTCCGGTACTCGGCCTCGGCCCTGCGGACTTCGGCCAGGTTGACCGGGCCGTAGTTCCAGTTGATCCGGCTGTTGTCCGGGCGGGACACCTCGAAGGCGCCACCGGGCGCGTTGCCCCGGCTGTCGCCGAGCAGGAACTTGCGCAGCTCGGTGTTGAGCATCTTGACGGCCGGGTCCTTCGCCATCTTCTTGCCCTCGGCGTCGGCGTGCAGGCGGTTGAACGCCTGGTCGGCCTCGGCGGAGCGCTGCTCAGCGTCAAGCGCGGACTTGATGCGGGTGTCGAGGGTGTCCATTTCCTCGTTCAGGACATCCCACTTACCCTGCTCTTCTGCCGAAAATGCCCTGTTCTCGGTGGCGGCAGTGTCGGCGAGCGCCTTGCACTGCTCCCACACGTTGAGACGCCGGTCCCGCAGCCTCTTGGTAACTTCGCTGGCCATCTGGCTCCTCCTCGAAGCCCGTAGGGATGTGATCCCCGGCGGGCTCCAGCCAGGAGGCGGGGAATTACCCCGGCCCTGCGGCCTATCTGGACGGGATGGCCTACTCCGTCCTCTGGGGCGATCCTACACCAGCGGTCTGCCCCTGTGGTGGGTCACCAGCGGCCTGTGCTGGCATTCCTTCAGGCCCGCCCTGGTGAGGGCGCGGCGGATATACAGATCGCAGTAATGCCACAGTGGCTCCGGTGGCATGTGATCCGCCTTCGACACGGTCGCGGCGATCTGCTCAGTGGGGAACTCGCGCTGCAGTTCGGCGGAGAACTTAGTGCAGCCGAGCGCCTGGGTGATCAGCGGCGCGTCAGGCCACCCGGGGCCGTACTCATACGGGAACACGCACCAGTCAGACTTGCAGGCTTCGAGCTGCGGCACGACCTCATCGTGGAGTTCCATGTCGTGCTCGATGATCAGCAGGTCATCCCAGCCGGTCCACCGCTTGCTGATCTCATTCCAGTAGGCGTCGTCACCGAGGCCCGTCCACACCAGCTCTGTACCGGGCGGGAGGGTGGCCTTGCAGGCTGGATGCAGGCTGGTGTAGAAGCAGGCAATCTGCACCTTGCGCGGCTACCCCTCTTCGTCCCACTGGTCGCGCCGGCGGAGCAGGATCGACGTGAGCGCGGCCGGGCCGAACAGTCCCTTGCGCGGGCCGGCGGCCGGCATAGTGGGCCGGTCGCTGCGGACGAAGAACTTGCGCAGATCGTCGTCGGCGGCGAATGCCCGCACCTCTTCGACCTCAGCCTGGACATAGTCGGCGATCGAGTACAACGCGGCGTCGAACGCCCGCAGCATCGAGGTGGTGTCGCCGTAGCCGGGGGTCAGCACCGGGGCCACGTCGATCAGGTCACCCGAATGCAGGGTCCGCAGCGCCAGGCCGTCGCGCCAGTCCCACTCGTCGCCGCCTGGGTGGCAGCGGAACGCGAAGCTGGAGTACCGGATGTCGCGCCGCTCGACCAGCTCGCGGATGTCGGCGCGGGACTCAGGCGGCTTCACCATGTAGTCGAGGCCGATGCGGTCCGGGCTGAGCCGCAGCGTGTCAGCCTCAGTCGTGCCGAGCACCATGTTCGAGTCGTGGTTATACCGGCAGACGACCCCGGTGGCGTCGTCAATGTTCTTCCAGCCGCGCGACTGCACCTCGTTGAAGAACGTCGGCATGACACGCTCTTTGAACCCGCCGAGGTTCTTCGACTCGCGGGGGATGAACACGGTGGCGTAGCCACCGATCCACCTGCCCTCGGTGCCCATGTCACGCATCTCGATCGGCCGGTCCAGATCGCGGAACTGGCTGGTGATCCGCACCTCGCGCCGCTCGTAGTCGCGGGACATAGACGATTCGCCGACGTGGACGCCGAACTTCTTGGCCATCGTCCTGATCTTGGCCATCGCCTTGTCCCCGAACGGGGACGAGCTGGCGCGGGCGAGGGCGTTACGGACATGCGAGGCGTCGTGGACGGGGAAATGCCGCAGCGAGCGGGGAGTTGTCTTCCCCTCCTGGTCTTTGGTGCCTCCCGGCTCGATGTAAGCGAAGGCACTGTCCGGGAGGTCGTTGGCCTCGGAAGTCGAGATGGCCGCCATTAGTGCGCCTTCCCATTCATGGCGGCCCTGGCCGCCGGGACGAAGTCTTCCGCCTTGCCGTGCAGCAGGGCGAGCGCGGCCGGGCCGAACAGGGGCTGGGCGTCCCTGTGGTCCTCTTCCGTTGTGGACGCGGCCTGCTCCACAACGGGAAGATCTGCGAACAATGTATCAAGATCTCCGCAGGTTACGGCCTCTGACGCCTTGAGAGATCGCGCATCGAATTCATGGCCCCGCAGCCGGCCCGCCGCCGCGTGGACGGCGAGCAGTTCACGGGCGTGCTCACGGTCGGTGTCGGAGGCGCGGTATTCGGCTGGCCCGAAATCAGAGCGGCGCGGGACCGATGGTGCCATGCCATCGGTCAGGTGCGGCAGGCCCTCGAACAACTGCGCCAGTTCGCCCGTGGTCCTCGCCGCACTCACGGCGGCGATTCTCTGCGCCGCCTCAGCGGGGGTCAGGTCGCCCCGGCGCTCATAGGCATGGAGCATGGTGACCGCCGACTTGCGGTCACTGTCAGCCACGGGGGCGTCGGGTGGGCCGAACATCTGGCCGGACCGCACCTGGGTGATCAGCTTCGCCAGGTACTGCTGCGGCGATGCGGTGAACGGCGGCTTCCCGGCGGTCATCGGGTTGACCTGGTCGGGGTGCTCGGTTTCCATCTTCTCGATCAGGTCGGCGATCAGCTGCGCTTCCATGGTGACCTGCGGCAGGTAGCTCTTCGGGATGGTGCGGGTGGTGCCGAGCATGCGGTTCAGCACCGGCAGCGGTATCGGCTCGTTACCGCCGGCGATCGGCGGCTTGTCGTCGTCGGCGCGGATCTCGTTGACCGTCCGTGTGCCGATGTTCCGCTGGATCTCATACACCTGGGTGCGGGTGTGCGGGTCCATCTTCAGCAGGTCATCGACATCGAACTTCACGAACTGGGTGGCGGGCAGCAGCATCGTCAGCAGATGTTCCCACCGGGTCAGCCATGGGCGGAGCGTGGTGATCAGCTCGTCCAGCAGGTTCATCGTGACGTTCGAGTAGGTGAGCCCGTCGTTGCGGGTGCCGCCGACCCGGTACGGCTGCACGCCGTAGATCGCCGCGACCTGCGTGGCGTTCAGCTGCATCGCCTGGATGAACGCCGCCTCGTTCTGCGGGACGGTGAGCGCCTTGTAATCCCAGTCCCGGCCATAGACCAGCGGCTGCCGCATGCGGATCGTGTCGGTGAGCCGCTGCCGGATCTGCTTCGCCTGCTGGTCGTTGACCTCTTCGTTAATGTTCTGGAAGGTGCCGGGCGGGAAACCGCCATTGGAGAACCAGTCAGCCGAATACTTCAGGGCATCAATGCCCTGCCCCCACAGCAGGGCGAACGCCTTGAGGGGACTGACGCCCTCGACCCGGCCAGCGACACTGAACGCTTTCAGGTGGACCAGCTCCTGGCGTTCCATCAGGTGGCCCTTGTAGTAGATCCGCGCCCGGTCCGGGTTCTCGGGCTGCATCTCGTCGTCCTGAACGTCCATCCGGTCGGCGGGGAGCCACGCTATGCCGGTCGGCAGGCCGAGCCCGTCAGGACCGGGGATGCCACCCCGGTTGGTGATCAGGCCCCAGGCGTTGCCGTGCAGCAGCGCCGACGTGGAGCCTGTGAACATCCAGTCATACAGCGTGCCGCTTACTTGCGGGCCACCGCCAGCGACGGGCGAGCCGAGCAGCATGGTGGAGAAGATCCGCTCACTGTCCCCGTTGGGCAGCTGCCGGTACACCTTGATCGGCAGGGAGGCGATCTGGTCGGCGATGAACCTGATCGCCGAATAGCAGGCACCGAGCGCCAGTACCGAGTCCTGGCCCTGGGTTTCCCGTGAAGGATGGGTCGGCCCACCGATGTTGAATTTCCAGTACGGATTCCGCCAGGGGTGGTAACTGCCAGGGCATCCCGCCGATCGTCCGAGTTTCGATACTGATGCGATCAGCAAGCCCCATGGCCACTACCACCTCCGCTCACGCAAATAGCGGCGGCGGCCACGCCTGGTCACAGCATAGAAGCCGGAAGCTCCCAGCGCACCTTCCATGCCTCTTCAATCGTGGCAGCCCACGGCTCGAACTCGATGCCCCACGACCACCAGTGCAGGCCGTCATCGAACACAGTGTGGCGGCCGGGCCAGTCCACGCCGAGAATGCAGGGCGGCGGCGGGCCAGGAGAGTCCAGCCTGAATTCGAGGAGCCGTGCGCCCGCCAGGCCGTGGGTGGCAGCCATCTCCAGCGTGTGCTCGATGACAGCACCGTCGTCAGGGTGATCGGCAGTCAGCCGGTACAGCGCCAGCACGTCAGCGTCACCGACCGGCCAGCCCTGCCACCGCAGCGACGCGGCGAGAGCCTCGGCCGCGCAACATGCAATCCCGTCAGTGAACCCGCGCTTAGTGCTGCGCCCGCCACCCCCGCCAGCGCCGTGGTGCGCCTTGCCCGCCGTGTGACGCGAGGTACCCGCTGGTTTTTGCGGCTTGCTCGCTTGAGTGACCTTGTGCTTAGGGCGCTGAGGACGCTGGGGGCGCTGAGGGCGTTGCTTCCCGCCGCCGCCAGTTCCGCCGGCGCTCGGCTTTTTGCTCACGCCGGTTCATCCTGGCCCGAGGTTCTTGGCGTGTTCCCAGGTGACGATGTCCGCCGCAGCCGTCTTGGTGGCGCCGTAGTGGCGCTTGTAGGGCCACTGGCCGAGCGCGTGCGCGAGCGCCACGTCTGCTGGGGTGGCCACATCGGGCACCGGCACTGGTACCGGATCTGGTACGGGCACTGGCGCGGGCAGTGTGGCTGGGACCGGCACGGTCGCGTCGCCCTGCTCGGCCAGCAGCCGGGTCAGGGTCGCCCACGACATGGAGAAGCTGCCCTTGTTTCCCCATGATGGAGTCCAGGAATTGTCCATGAATACCAGCATCGAGGCGGTGTCGAGTCCCCGGCCGACGACCTCGTGGCCACCTCGGATCTGGGCGCCGGGCGAGATGGCGACCAGGCCGGACGAATCTGGATTATCGAAGCTGTCGTACCAGTTGAAGCCGAACAGCACCGGGCCAGCCGACAGGGCCTGGAGGGCGGTGTTCAGGTCGAAGCAGTGGGTGTAGCCGGACAGCAGGCCCGCGTTCTGCGCCGCCTTGCACACGCTCAGCCCGTCGCTGCCGGTGTCGTCAGGCGGGTAGGAGCCGGGGTAGCCGTCGAGCCGGGTGGCCGCCCCATACAGGCTGATCGCTCCCGCCTCGTTCAGTGTCATGTGCCCCACGGGGAGGGCGTCATAGACGGGAGTGGTGCCAGCCGCGCCGACCATCGCGTTGCCGGTGCAGGAGCCGAGGTTCCCCTGATCGAGGATGCCGATCATCCGCGCCCATATCACCGTCCGCAGCACACCCTCGCTGCGGTAGGGGTAGGCGAGGGAGCGGGAGTCGTGCCAGACGTGCCGGCCGAGCGGCTTGCCTTCGACGGGGTGCTCGGTGATGTGGTCAACCCTGACGGTGTGGGTCATCCGATCTGGTACCTGTCGATCATGGCACGCAGCCTATCGTTCTCGGCTATCAGTTCCCTGACATCCGGCTGATTCAGTGGCAGGTCACGGGCGGTGCGCCAGCCCATCTTCGCCGCCGACGCGCACCAGGCGAACGCGAAGAACACCATAGTGAACGCCTTGGCGGTCAGCCAGGCGATGGCGAAAATCAGGCCACCGATCAGGCCGAGGATCACCTTGCCTGGTGATGCCTTCCTGGCGTCGGCGGTGATCGCCTCCAGTGGCACCCGCTCGTGCAGCGGCTTGCGCCCGTTCGCCGGGGCCATCGTCGCCGTGTCGCTCATCACTGCACCTGCTTCCAGTGCTGGTCGTCGCTATCAGAGCCGGTCGCGCCAGGCAGGCCCTTGATCACCGTCTTGCGGGCGGGGGGGCGGGGAGCAGGCATGTCCTGCGCCCACACGCCCAGGGGTGGCCCCATGTCGGAGATGAACGGCGGGCCGCCGCCGGTAGGCTCATCGTTTTCGGCCCAGCCGCTGTGCTGCTGCTCAGCCACGGACGGCCTCCTGCTGCTTTCCTGCGGGGATTGGGCGCCGGTAACCCACGGTGAACTCGGCATGCTGGATTTCCTGGCTGCGGGCCAGTTCATCCACGAACCGCTGGCAGATGACGTTCGCGTCATCGTCGCGCCCGTTGTCGTGGATGCCATGACCCTGGATGACGATCGTCCACTCACCCATGGCTGCCTCCTAGAGAACCGACCTCAGTACGTCGTAGCCGCGCCCGAACTTCCGCGCTGCCCATACTGCCATGGTTCCCGCGCACAGCGGGGAAATATCGGCACTGGTGTCCCGCCGTGCCCAGGCGTGCATCCCGTCACCCACGTCCCGCCGGACACCAGCGGCGACCGCCTTGCCGAGGCTGTCCTGGCCCCGGTGGATGATCGTGTTGTCGCTGACGCCGCGCACGAACTGGGCGTGCGCCTGCGCTACGTCCCGCAGCTGGCAGATCTCCAGGATCGGCTCAGCCGTGGGGCGGGGTTTCTTCGCCGACAGGCCCGCCGCCTCACACGCGGTGATCAGCTCAGCTCCTGGCCCGATCGGGTCGATGACGATCTTGGCGACCCGGTTGTTGGCGACCAGTTCTTTCAGGCGGGGCATGATCCAGGCGACCCCGGACCGGTGATCGTCCCACTGCCCGTCGCTGCCGATTTCCAGCGCCGCGACCGGCACCCGGATGACCTCACCGGTCTTGTCGTCGGTGACCGCAGCCTCGACACCGGACACGATGCCAGCAATGGCGATCGTTGCCGCGCCCTGGTCGGGGGCGATGTCCACCGATATGCAGATCCGCTCCGGGCGGGGCATGTCGCCGGGGCCGGGCCATTCGCAGCCGCGCCACAGGTGCTCGCTGATCACCGACCACGACAGTTCGTCCAGTGGCCAGTCGCCGATGCCGAGGCGCTCGCGGTCGAACCCGGCCGGGTCCATCTTGACCAGCTCGCGGGCGATGTGCTCTTCGCTGATGCGGATGTTCATGCCCGGGTTGGCCCGCGCCCACGAATGCGGGTCGTCGCGCCGGTCATGGCCGAACGAGCAGCGCCGCTTGCCCTTGTCGGGGCACAGGTCGGGGCAGAACTCACAGGACCATTCCATGAAGCACAGCGTCGGGTCGTTCTGGGCCAGGCCGCGCTTGCGCACCCGGGACAGCTGGATCGAGTCGGGCATCCCGGCCGACGCGGTGTACCACATCTGCGGGTTCGGCACGGCCGACATGGTGGGCATCGACGCGGACACCTGCTCATCCGACAGGATCATGGCCTCGTCGTAGTAGACGGCATCGGCGGTGAATGACCGGCCTGAGCCACGGGACCGGGCCAGGAACCGCAGCCGGGGGGCGACCGACTTGCGGATCTGGGTGCCTTTGTGGCCGAAAATGAGGGTCGGCTCGGGGCGGAGTTCGATGGCCTCCTCGCCGTGGGAGGTGCGGATACCGCCCGGCTTGACCTTGCGCAGCAGCTCAGGGTTGCCCCGGATCATCGACTGCATGCGCAGGAAATGCTCACCGGAGGCTTTGAACTCGTGCGCGGTATGGATCTGCAGGGCCTCGCGGAGCACGAACAGGCCGGCCAGCTGACGGGCTTCCAGGCCCGAGTTTTTACCATTCTGGCGTGCGATGATCCAGGCCACCTCGAAGGCGGACCACAGCCCGTTGCGGCGGGTGCCCATCGACTGGGTGAGGCCCCAGCCCTGCCACTCATCGAGGACCAGGCCGGACTTGGCGGCGAAGTCCACCGCGTCCTCGCCGGCCGCGTAAGAGTGAGCAGCAGGGAGTGAGCACAGGCGGGGCCGCTGCGCTCCAGTGATCTCCTCGCCGTTACCGAGGGGAACGGTCATGCAGGCAGGATAGCTCCTACGCCTGCTGGGCTATCGCGTCAAGGCGGGGCGGTTCTTGCTGTCTACGGGTAGTCAGCTACCCCGTGCTTGGCACCCTTGCGCTGGTTACAGCGCCCGTGCGCTAGGTGCAGATTCGCGAAGTCGTCCCGGCCACCAGCGGATCGAGGCAAGCGGTGGTCGATGGTAACGCCCATGCTTCGCGGCGATGCTGGCCACTTCCCGGCCACCGGCAGCGTGAAGTCGATCAGCTCACCGCACAGAAAGCAATTATCGCCATCGCGTCCCCTCAGCCACGCCCGGATGGCCTTCGGGTCGGCGAAGTTGGCCCTGCCCATTCCCTGAATCACGGCACCTCGTGCCCGTCAGCGGTGAGCTTGACCAGTGTCTGCCAGTCGTCGGCTTCGGCGGTGCGCTCGGTGGCCACGGCGAAGTCCTCGAACTTCAGCACCTCGCTCATCATTTCGAGCGCCGCGTCGGACAGGGTCAGGCCACGGCGGGCAGCGTATGCCTTGACCCTGTCCTTGAACTCGCGTGAGCACCCGAGGGTGATGGTTGTCCGGTTGCCGCTGTCTATGCTCATAGTCCGTTGACTCTACGTCGCGCTACTGAATAGGTCAAGCATGGATGCCGAGCACCTGCCCAGCGGTCAGCCAGTCAGACGCGATGGCCACCTGGGCGCGGGGCAGCCTGCCCTGGGCGACACCGGCTCCGCCAGCACACACCCAGCCGTGCAGCGCGTTCTCGATCGCGTCCTTCGGGTTCGGGATAGATCCCGTCTCCACCCACAGATTGCTGGCGTCGTTGGACCCGCCCAGTTCCAGCGGGACCAGGTGGTCCAGCTCGCCAGAGACGTGCTGCTCACCGTAGGCGGGCTCGGACACGCTGTACTTGAAGGCAGTGGTCTGCGACGACGGTGGCCGGTAGGTGGAGGTCCGGTAGGTGGATGAGCACAGCAGCGCCGCCGTGATCGCCGGGTCATAGGCACCGGGCGTGCAGAGCGGATCTGGCAGCATCCCCGCATCCCGGGTATGGCAGGGACCACTGAGCGTTCCCGTTACGCGCCCTGGGTCATGTACCTGGAACAGGTCCGGGCCGGTGACCGGCGACGGCGAGCTGGTAACGGCGCCGGGTGACGCCGTTGGTACCGCCACTGATCCACAGCCGCACAGGGCAAGCAGCAGCACGGGGGCAGCGAGCTTTCTCATACTTCCACGCTACCCGCCGCTACTGGCTGCGTGGTCGCGGAAGCGAGGATCATGCGCCCCAGGTACTCGGCGACCTGCGGCACGACGGCGTTTCCTAGCCCCCGCAGTCGGTCCATCCGCTCGGGAACCCCATCAGCCACTCTACGAACTCCGGGTTCAGGTCCCCAGGTTCGGTTTCCGGCACCAGTTCGGCCATCACCTGGGAGTATGGCCTGTCCCCCGCCGGGACCGAGTGCCAGACCCCAAACCGAGCCATCCCAGCCAGGGTGAGGCGTATCTTGCCCGTCCGCCCCTCCCCGCCCCCCCGGTTGGAGTGGTGCCCCTGCGCGTTCGGGGTGGGAAGCAATGATGAAGAGCCGCCAGCGGAGATGCGGCGCACCCAGGGCGGCTGCCGGGACACGAGCCCACCACGCATCGAACCCTCGAACGGCAAGTCCACGGAGGATATCTCCCAGACCATGATTCCTGAGGCCGGGAACGTTCTCGACGAGGACCCACGCCGGGGATACCGTCTCGATGACCTTCTCGCAGTGGGGCCAGAGCCATCGGGTGTCAGCGGTTCCCCTTGTGTGCCCGGCACCGCTGAACGGCTGGCAGGGGATTCCGGCGCAGATGAGATCAACGGGGGGGCGCCTTTCTGACAGCCACCACGCTGGGGTAGTGGCAACGTCGTCATGGAGGGGAACGTCGGGCCAGTGCCTGGCGAGGACCCGCTGGCACCAGGGGTCGATCTCAACCTGCCCGGCGATCGCCATCCCGGCGCGCTGGAGGCCAAGGTCGAGCCCCCCGATGCCACTGCACAATGACAGGACGTTCATGCCTGCACGCTACCCGCTGCTACTGGCTGCTTCGCGCATGTTCTTCTCCCGCTTGGCCCGGACCTCATCCACGAAGTCGTCGGCAGCCTTCGCCGGGGACAGCGCGTGCAGGGCGTCCATGCCCAGGCGGATCTCCCGGGCAAGCGCCGCCGCGTCCCGGGGCACCTGCCCGTCATCGAGCAGCTGGGCCAGGCTGAGGATGCCCTTGGCCACGACGCCGTCGCAGTAGGGCTTCGGCAGGGCGCGAAGCTCGCGCCGGGCCGCTGCCTCAGCTGGGCGTATCGGCCGTCTCGGGGCCATCGGTCTTCCCGGTGAGCCGGCCGAGCAGGTGGGCGACGCTCTCGTGCGGTGTAGGCTCGTTCTCTTCATGCCCGTGGGCGATCTGGGCAGGTGAATGCGCGGGTCCACGGTTCGCGGCGGCGGCAGCGGCTATCGCGGCGGCGACCTGGCCCGTGCTGGACTGTGAGGACTGCATGGCTCCTCCTACGTCACGCCGATCACCAGGTGGAAGTGACCGATCCGCAGCACCCAGTTGAACCCGCCGAGGGCGTGGACGACGAGTGCCACCAGGATCAGGATAACGATTACCACCAGCACATAGATCAGCCACCGCAGGAACGCGGGGACCGTGGCCAGGAATCCCATGCCGTCTTTCCTCCTCCTGCGGCCAGCGGGAAGCAGTCTACCCACGGCTGGCGTTGACAATCCTGTATCGTCTGGGCTACAGTACGCACTCATGGGTGACATGTATATCGCCACCACCCCCCGCTGTCCCACCCACGGGAAGATGAAGTGGATGCACCCCGTTGACTTCAACAACGTCTTCGTCGGCGACAGCTACTGGATCTGCCACGGGTTCGACGGCGAAGGCTGCGACTACCGCGTCGAAGAGGAGGACGTGGGCTGGACCGCCGTGTCATTCGGGTTCAGGGCCGGCGCATGACACCGGAGAGACGGCCCCGCCTGCTGGACCTGTTCTGCGGTGGTGGTGGTGCGGCCGCCGGCTATGACCGCGCCGGGTTCGAGGTGGTGGGCGTGGACATCAGCCCGCAGCCCCGGTTCCCGTTCGAGTTCCACCAGGCCGACGCAATGACCTACCCGCTCGACGGGTTCGACGCCATCCACGCCTCCCCGCCCTGCCAGGACTACAGCAAGGCAATGCGGCACCTGGCCGGCAACTTCCCCCGCCTCATCGAGCCCACCCGCGAGCGGCTGGAGGCCAGCGGCGTCCCCTGGATCATCGAGAACGTGCCCGGCTCGCCACTGCCCACCCAGCCCGACCTGTTCGGGGCCTACGGCGTGGAGCTGTGCGGCACCATGTTCGGGCTGGGCAAAGGCGGCCTGGCGATCCGCCGTCACCGGCTGTTCGAGACGAGCTTCCCGGTGTGGCCGCCACGGGGATGCGACCACTCCCTGCCGACGATGAATCCGCACAACGTAGAGGGACGGGAGCTGATGTTCACCGTCTTCGGCCGCGACGACCCCGAACGGCACTGGCGGGAGGCGATGGGCGTGCCGTGGATAGATTTCTTCACCACCCGCGAGGCCATCCCGCCCGCCTACACGCAGTACCTGGGGTCGCTGCTGCTCGCTGAGTGCAAACTGGCCCG